GTCGGCTTCGCTTGCAGAGCGCCCCGATGTGGTGGTGCCTGATGCGGTGAGGTCGGCAGCAGCTGCGGCGCTCGAGGCTCATCGGTCGGTGAGCAAGGGCAAGACCTCTGACACCGAGGCGCTGTTGATTGCTCGTGACCTCGCAGCCGGCAAGCGGTTGGCATGGTCCCGGGTGATGCGCCTGGCTGAGTGGTTTAGCGCCACGCTGCCGAGGGTAGCCAGCACGAAGTCGTTTACTGATAAGGGCGCCTGCTACCACTCGTACCAGCTGCGAGGCGGCAACGAGTGCAAGCAGTGGGTGCGTGGCCTGATGATGGCTTATGCCTCGGCAGCTCACCATCGAGCGGCCCGTCTCAACGACGGTGGCGGCTGCGGGTGCGGCGAGGCTCATGGCGACTTGAGCGACGGAGAAGGTGAAGGGGTCCTAGTAGTCGGAGGCGACGGCAAGGAGTTCTTGGCACCTCGTGAGCTGCGGCCCGAGGAGCTCGTGGTCGGTTGGGTGACGATGGCCGAGTCACGCTACGACCTGGACATGTTGCTCTCGATTCTGCTTGAGGCGATAGCGGTGCGTCATCGCAACGAGGTTCGAGACGCTCTCAAGAACGGCTGGCAGGCAGGGGAGCGGGACCGCATCTATGCTCAGTACCTGCAAGAGTACGAGGTTGCTCTGGCTAACAGCGCGGGCAAGCTCCGTCAGTCGGTGTTTGACGATGTGATTGACGAGGCGAGCAAGTCTCTGCCTGATGCACCTGCGTCCACGATGTCGCCTGCGGCTGTGGTTGGAGCGAGTGACGCTCTGGCCGGTGCAGCTAATGCGCAGTCGGCTCAAGCGGCGGCCCTGACACAGACGGCGGCCGAGACCATCGCTAACCGCGTGCAGACAGAGGTTGAGAATGCGCTGCTAGCTGGTGCCGACCCTGCCACATGGGTGAGCCGCATCACGCCCCTCGGCCTGCTCGACTCGGCCCGAGACAGCCGCAACATGGTAGAGGCAGCGTCACGCATTGGAGCGTATGCACAGGCCCCGACGGCAGTGGGGGCGGTGCCTACCTTTGTGGTTCGGTCGAGCATCCCCGACGGCAACCGCTGCAGCATCTGTGCAGCTGCTGACACGGGCGAGCGGGTGAAGGTTGCCGACTATGTGACGCCGGGTGTTGGCCTTGAGCTGCCGCCGTTGCCCGACCCTAACTGCCTTGGTGGCGCGGGTCGATGCAGATGCGGCTGGTTCGCCATCTACTCGCGCTAGTCTGGCACTGGCTCGGTGTAGAGCTGGGCATCGTAGCCATGGTTGAGCAGCTGGATGTGGGCATACCGCTCTTTGTCCTGCCTGCCCATTTTGGCAAAGGCGACGGGGCCAACAGCCAGGAGCATCTCGTGTCGCTCGTTGATGTGGCTGATGGCGCGGGCCTTGGCCTCGGCCGAGAGGGGCAGCTGCCATGGCTTGAAAGTCTGGTCGCTCATGAGGGCCTCGAGGTGCAGTAGGTGCAGTCGCACTGGTGGAGTTTGTACTTTGATGGAGCCGAGCCGGTGCCGACCTCGACATCCTCGATTAGTCCAAGGGCGATAAGGTTGGCGATGTCGGCCCTAACAGCCTTCTCACCCCAGTGCTCGATGTGGTTTGCGAGCCAGCGAGGGGAGGGGTGCATGAGCGGCTTTCGATGGCAGATGAGTAGGGCATCGAGGACCATGCGTTGTCGTCTGGTAAGAGTCGCCAAAAGAATACCGCCCGTGTTGATGGTGCCGCAGTAGCGCAGCGGTTGCCGCACTAGCACAGCACTACCGCACTGCAAGGGTCTAGAAGTGGCTTGAGATAGGGTGCAAAGAGGTGGGCATGCGTGCATCCCGTCTCAAGCTCAAGACTCAGCAGGTGAACCTCGGTGACGACACCGGGCTTCGCTGGGTGTCTCTGTTGCCAGAGGGCAGCATCAACGCGCATGGGACTACCTGGCGCTTTGACGCAGCCGAGACTGATGCCGACAAGTTGCAGTTCCGGTTCGATGACGCGGTCGAGTCTCTCGAGCGTTGGCTCTCGGACTACGCTCCTGCGATTGCGGTGGAGCACAACAAGGACGGCACGGCGGCTGGCTACCTGCGTCGCATTGTGGTGCTGACCAAGGCCGAGGCGTTGACGCATGGCATCAAGCAGCCCAGCTCGCGCATGATTTACGGCGGCCTCGACATCACGAGCCCGAAGTGGGCAGCGGCGTTCGATGCGGGTGAGGTGCCCTATGTGTCACCGAACATCCGCGCATGGGCAGGCACTGAGCTGGACGACAGCCCCAGCTACCCGTTTGCCATCGGTGAGGTCAGCTTTGTGACCATCCCGCAAATCAAGTCACAACAGGTGCCCGTTGCAGACATGCGCGGCGTATCACTTTCAGAGGGTGCTAACATGGCGATGACCAAAGACGATTGCGCTGCATACTGTGCCGAGGCTGGCCTTGACGAGGCGGCGGCTGCTGCGCTGATTGCCAAGCTGTTCCCGGAGCTTCACACCGAGGCGCATGCTGCCAACCCCGACCTCAACGAGGAGGCCGAGGCCATCGAGGCAGCGGCGATTGCCGAGCTCGAGAAGGCCAAGGGCATCGAGGAGGCTGTTGAGGAGGTCAAGGAGGAGGACGAGGAGCTGGGTCAGTCCTACAAGGACGACGAGGCTCTTCTCTCGGAGGTCATCAAGCTCAAGCGTGAGCTGGCTGTTGCCAAGCGCACTGCTGCTCTGGCTCATGTTCGCTCGGCCCTCGGCAACCGCAAGGTGAGCTCGGCCACCGAGTCGATGCTGGCTGACGCGTTCGTTGCCGGCAAGGGCAAGTTCGAGGCGATGCTCGCTGACTTCGCTCCTGCCACCTCGGTCAAGACTGCGGCTCCTGCTCCTCGCACGATTGCGCCGGTTGGCGTTGGCTCGCGTGAGGCCAACCTCGGTGAGGCCCTCAAGCCCGGCAGCAAGCACTTCGCGAACCTGTCCGACGACGACCAGTGGGCGCTCATCACGCAGCTGGCGACCAAGGAAAGCATCACGGTCGGCCTCGCTGCCTCGTGGCTCTCGATGGGCCGCACGCCTGACGCGGTGCTCGAGATGAAGTCGACTCGCGGTAGCAACTAACAACCAACTGCCCATAACGGGCAAGGAGACTGACCATGGCTCTCGGACCCCTTACTTACAAGACTCCCGCTCAAATCACCTCGATTGCTGCCGACCTGACGGGCAGCGAGGGCTGCGGCCTCACGCTGACCACTGCGACGCAGGGCCGCGTTGAGATTGCCAACGCGCCTGCCGACCTGCCCTATGGCATCGTCGTTGTCGGAGCCGACTCGGTTGCTGGCGGCGCTGGTCCGATTGCAGCTGGCGCGCTCGAGATTGTCGACGCCTATGGCTGCGTTGTCCAGGTACAGGCTGGCGCTGGGGCCATCACGGTCAACATGCTTGTGACTGTCGACAGCGCTGGTAAGTTCATTACGAGCGCGGGCAATGTTGCGGTTGGCGAGTACTACTGGGGCATTGCGCTCACGGCTGCGCCTGCCGGTGGTCAGTTCCTGATGCGCTTCCAGCCCTACGGCAGGCAGGTCTAAGCCATGGCACTCGGCGCAACGACATACAAGACCCCGAACATCATCAACAAGATTGGTCAGGACCTGACCAGCCGTGAAGGTTGTGGCGTGTACCTTGCAGCTGCAAACACGGTTGACCTTGCGTCTACCACCAGTGTGCTGCCCTACGGCATCATCGTGACGGGCACGGACAGCCTGACGCCAGGCGACTACATTCCGCCATCTTCGATTGGTGACGCGTCGCTTGAGCTCGTGGACCAGCTGGGCTGCGTCGTGCAGGTTCTCATCGGCACCAACGGTAATGTTACCGCTGGCGATTTCTTGCTCATCGACACGGTTGATGCCGACGGCACTTTTGCCTCGGTGGCCAATCAGGCTCCTGTGGAAGGCGAATGGATTTGGGGCCTTGCCCTGACCGACGCTGCCTCGAGCCAGCAGTGCCTCATGCGGTTCCAGCCTCAGAACGTCCAGTACATCGCCCCGCCCCCCCCGTAACAAACCTGCACCCTAGGGTGCTCAACCTTGAGGTCTCGTCATGGCTTATGCTTTCCCGTCAGTTGGTGTCAACACCGGTGGTCTGCGTCCTGGTATCCTCCAGCGCATCTCGCTCTTCCGCACTGGTTCCTCGAGCAAGGTTGCGGCCGAGCTCTCGCCGGTGGTCAAGGTCG